CACTACCGACATTAACGGCGGAGTTGGCGATCTTGGTACTCAGGATGTAACATGGACTGTAAACGGTGCAGTAGCCGTTGCAACAACAGGTACATTCTAAGGAGTAGTAATGATTAAATTGAGAGTGACTAAGGCTTCAGGGGAAGTATCTGAATTTGATATAACCCCTGCACTCGAATATGCGTTTGAACAGAATTTTAAGACTGGCTTTCATAAGCGTTTTAGAGATGAGGAACGCCAGTCAGACGTCTATTGGCTTTCATGGGAAGCCGAAAGACATGCAGGGAATACAGTTCCACCATTCGGGGAAAAGTATCTATTGACTCTATCCAAGGTAGAGATTATGGACGCTGATTCCCCAAATGGGTAACGAGGTATGACTTTACTTATCTAATTGCTTTATTGGCAGTTAGGACTGGCATACCTCATTCAGAGTATTTGAAAATGGATAGATCGCTACTTTTAGCAACTATGAACGTGTTAAAAGAGGACTCAAAAAGGATGGAAAATGCCAGTAGAGGTAAAGGGGCTCGTTGAGGTTCAAAAAGCCTTAAAGAAGTTTGCACCTGATCTCTATAAGGAAATGAACAAGGAAATTCGTAGCGCAATGCGTGTAGTCATTGCAGACGCAAAAAGACAAGTTCCAAATCAATTGCAAGACCTAAGCGGTTGGCAAGACGAAGGCAAAACAGTTGTTTCAAGAACTGCCGGAAAAAGTCGTGGATTTCCTAAATACAATCCTAATGTTATTAAAAAAGGTTTGACTAGTTCAGTAGGTCGCTCAAGGAGAAACAGGGCTGGATTTGTTAACTCTTACAAACTATTAAACAGGTCAGCCGCCGGCGCAATCTATGAAACCGCAGGACGTAAAAACCCTAATGGTCGTGCGCCAATGCAAAGTTTGTACGCTAGTAATTTCGTTCAAGGCGACGAAGGCACATATAAATCAGGTGGCAAAATTTTGAGACGTTCAACTAGGAATTACAATAGCAACAATCCTTTTGCCGGATACCAATTCGTTCAAGCCGTAAACGCTGAAGCCAAACTAGAAAGTATTGGCAGGGGTAGGAAAAACCAAGGACGTTTACTTTATGCGGCTTTTGCAAGAGATCAAGGCAAGGTCACAAAGGCAACCTTCAAAGCAATTGATAAAGCAATTTTCACATTTAATTCAAGCATTAAGAGAAGGATTGGACTAGCCGCATGAGTGCCACCGGTATTGAAATTCCTATTGTTAGCACCTATAAAGACAAAGGCGCAAAAGCGGCCAGTAAGTCGCTTAATACTTTAACCAAATCAGCCAAAGCCCTTGGGTTGGCTTTTGGTGTTTTTCAAACTATAAACTTTAGCAAAAAGGCAGTAAGGGCTTTTGCCGATGACGAAAGAGCCGCCGGCGCATTATCTAAAACATTACAAAACTTAGGCCAATCTTATGCAGTTTTGCAGACCGCAGGATTTATTCAAAACCTACAAAACACCACCGGCGTTCTTGACGATCAACTTCGTCCGGCCTTTACTCAATTAGTTAACTCAACTTTAGACGCTAAGGAAGCCCAAAAGTTATTAAGTGTCGCTTTAGATGTATCGGCTGGAACTGGTAAAGATTTACAATCGGTTACCGTTGCTTTAAGTAAAGCGGTATTAAAAGAAAATACTGCGCTGAGCCGTTTAGGAATCGGTTTGAGTAGAGCCGAATTGGCAACAATGGACATGGCTAAAATTACCGATTTCCTTTCTAAAAAGTTTGATGGTCAAGCCGCTTTAGCCGCTGATTCTTATGCAGGAAAATTAGCAATCTTAAGCGCAAAAGCCTCAGACGCCGCTGAAACAATTGGCGGTTCTTTAGTGATGGCATTAGACAAAGCATTTGGCGACCCTGAGAAAATTGGAAGCGGTATAGATGTTATTGCTAACAAGATTAGCGGCCTAATTGACGGAATGTCTAGGTTTATTCAAGTTACAAAAATTGGACTTCAGAATTTAACCTTGTCTCCCGATTCACCAATTTTCCAATATAAATTAAACTTTGATAAACCTTTTGACCCAATGAGTCAAAAGTTTGATTACACCGCATTACAAAAAGAGGAAAAGAGATTACAGAACGACGCTAAGAAAAACCTTGCCGCTCGCAATGCCGCCATAAAGAAAGAAAAGGCTTTACTAAAAGATCAAGAGAAACTTAAAAAATTTGGTGGTTTGTTTGACACCGAACAAATTGAGATTTTTGCCGGACTTCAGGGCAAGATTACCGAGCAGGAAAAACTTAGACTCAGTTTACAGTTAGCCTTAATTCAAGGTAATGCAACCGAGGCTGAGAAACTTGGAAAACAACTGGCAATTGCTCAATTACAAACTACCGACCTTGCAACAGCAATTTCAAAAATACCTAAAGCCCTCAATCCATTTGAAGGTTTTGGAAGCGAAGTTGACAACTTAATTGCCAAGATTTTGAACATGTATAAGTTGTTGCAACAGCCTTTAAGCACTACAACCACCGCACCAATTACGACTTCAAGCGGTTCAACTAACCCAACATTAACCGCCATTGCTGCTCAAATTGATAGCGCAAGAACAGGTTTGACTAATTTTAATGAAAGAATGTTGGCAAAAATAGCGGCCACTAATAAAATTCCCGATACAACTATTGAACAAGATATTCAAAGTCAATTACAGGCTTACCTTGCCGCCGATACTGCAATGCGTAACACCTTTAAGGAATTAAACATAAACATTGCACCGGCTGGTAGCGTTGTTACTACCGGTGATCTTGTTCAAGATATTCGCAATGGTTTGATTGAGGCAGGTTTATCAGGTTCACAAACAACTATTAACAGAAACTTAGGTTCTTTCCAAGTACAATGACATTACCAGCAACTTTAGACGTTTCATTAAACTTCCAATCGGGGGCAACCTTCGGCATACCCTTTACTCTTGACGACCCTGTAAACGGAATTCTTGGAACTAATGTATTGTCCGAGTCAAACGCACCGGCCTTAGTAGTCAACCTAACTGCACAAACTCGTCAAATAAGTATTAGACGAGGCAGAAACATTAGTCGAGACATATACGAAGCCGGAACCTGTACGGTAAGAATCTATGACCCAAATTCAGATTTTAACCCACAAAACGTAACCTCGCCTTATTTTGGCCAATTAGAACCATTAAGAAAATTACGTATTTCCGCAGAGGTCGCAGGTGTAACCTATTATCTTTTTAGTGGGTATACGACTGACTATGTTTACTCCTATGACCAAGCGGAAAACATTGCTTATGTAGACATAAAGGCAAGTGACGCCTTTAGGTTGTTTAACATGGCTTCAGTTGTAACCGTTACAGGTCAAGCCGCTGGTCAAAATACTGGAACCCGAATAGATAAAATTTTGGATACGGTGTCGTTCCCTACTTCAATGCGTACCATTAATGCCGGAGACACTTTAACCCTTGCCGACCCTGCGGATTTAAGAACCTCACTTAGTGCTATGCAGAACGCAGAGTTCAGCGAGCAAGGGGCTTTATTTATCAATCCTGAAGGTAACATTATATTCAAAAATCGAAGTTCAGTTATTGCAAGCGCAGGGGTGACGCCAACCAATTTCAACCAGACCGGCGGCATACCTTACAAAAACTTAAAGTTTGCGCTAGACGATAAGTTAATTGTCAATAGCGCAACCATTACGAGAATTGGCGGCGTGGCTCAAACTGCAATTGATTCCGGTTCAATTGCCACTTATTTCCCTCATTCGGTAGCGGTTAGTGAACTGATTGTTGACACCGACGCAGAGGCGTTAAATATTGCAAGTATATACGTCGCAACGAGATCAAGTACCTCAATACGAATAGATCAAATGAGCGTTGACTTATACGACCCAAATGTCCCAACGGCCACAATGTTGGAATTTGATTATTTTGACAATGTACTTATCAGCAATATTCAACCCGACAGTTCAACCATCACCAAAAACCTACAGGTTCAGGGTATCGCTCATGACATAACCCCGACGTCATGGATAACCACCCTTACCACTATGGAACCTATTGTAGATGGATTTATCATAGGAAATAGTACTTATGGGGTACTTGGCGAGGATATTCTCTCATACTGAGATATAATTAGGCACTACTAAGGAGATATACACATGGCAACAGGTTTTCCAGCGGCAACAGGCGACGTCTTATCGGCGGCAATGTTCAACGGTTTAGTATCCTTTACTTTGAATACTCAAAGCGGGTCAACTTATACCCTTGCTTCAACTGACCAATATCAAGTTTTAGTTGTTGCAAGCAACGCAAGCACTAAGACAATTTCAATACCCACAGACGCAACTTACGCATTTCCTAATGGAACCGCTATTACTATTTTGAATACAGGCGCAGGACTTTTAACAGTCAATGCCGTAACTTCAGGAACTACAACTATTACTAGTGCGGGTGCAACATCTGCCGCACCAACAGTTGCACAATACAAATCTTGCGTTGCAATTAAAATTTCAACAAATGCTTGGACTATTGTTGG